GAAATCAGCATATGAACCAGGAGAAAGTTCAGCAGAGATAGAACCTTCGGCAGAACGAACACCGTGACGGTAATCTGCTGTTTGTTGGTCTGTACGAATTTCGTTGGATTCATACGCATCTTTAATTAGGTTAAAGTCAGCAGTAACCCGACGAATAGATTTAGCACCTGTAGCACCGGGAAGTACGCTCCATTGACTTTCTTTTTTGTACGCAATTTGCCTATAGATCCCTTGACTTTTTGAAGCCATATATAATTCTCCTTATTAATTAATAAAAATAGTAACAGGAACGATAATAGGAATTACCATTCTCTGAGTAGTAGGAATAGATCCTGAGATTTGAGGTGTATTTAAAATCATAAGTCTTACGTTTGATTCTTCCATCGTTACACCACGCTGGAATAGCTGCTCTATTTCACTTGCAACCTCAAAAGCATTACCAGTTCCTACATTCAGTTCTTCCATAACGTAGATATTTACGTTAGCATTCTTGATCTTGCAGTTAGCTCCTACGGAGTCATCATTAGGTTTTCTAAAGGTATAAGTAACAGCTAGATATAAAGAATCTGGAGGATTAAACTCTACGTTCTGCCAAGCTACGGGATAACCTAACGTTTGAACTCTTTCTTCGATTAACTTTCTAAATATATTTTCAGGTGACATAGTTGTCCTTGTTATTTATATCTCAGCCTAGATTCTCTAGGCTTCGTCGTAGTACCGTTTCAAATCAGATTCAATTACAGCTTTAATAGTATCTAAAGTAGGCTTCATAATACCTTCAGGTGCTTGGTCAGATAACCCTTGTTCTAGCTTTACATAAGCAGGACCATTTGCACCTATATAGAAAGTATCTCCTAGTTTGTATTGACCTGATGCTTCACCGAATACATCATTCTGCATTTCTAACGGAGAGTTGATCTTAGGTACAAATGGAATGTTAGAACTTTCGCTATACACCCATCCGCCAGCGTGAAAGCCTGCTTCGATTGGGATACCGTATTTATCTCTACGTAACTTGTATAGCCTAGGATAATCGTCAGGAGAACCTACAGGAGTATTTCTACTAGCTTCAATAGCTACCTCTTCAGCAAACCTAACAACCATATGCTCTAAGTTATTTTTGAATTGCTTAGAGAAGGTTTCTAGTTGAGCTACAAGTTTATCTGAGTTTGAAGTAATCTGCATATCTAAACCTTAGAGGTTAGAATCTTATAGATAACAGCTTCACCTTCAGCGGTGTGTTCAACAGTAGAAACAACAGTGTATTTATTACTTCTCCAAGTAACCTTATCTGTAGCTTTAGGCTTAGTAGGTAAGTCTTGAGACACTACTAGAAACTCAACTAATTCTTTATCAATCAAAGATGGGTAATTGAAGGTATTAGCTTTGACAGTTTTAGGGAAGGATTTAACGGTAGTTGAAACTTCAGTTTTAGGAATAGTACCTGTTGAAGTATTGTAAGTACCTTCGGTTAGAACCTTGATAGTAATGTCAAATCCATTACGGTAGATTAACTCCTTAGCAGTTTGGATAAAATCATTCATTAGATTCTCCAAGGATCTGTAGAGGTAGTATCGGTAGAAGGTACGAATGGTTTAACGTAGTTGTTATCTAGGGTTGAATCGTTAGTTAGCATGTCAGATTTACTAATACCTGAACCGTAGGGATTAACAGTTTTGTATAGACCGTTAAGATCCGGAGAGCGAAGGTATAGGATTAGAGCTTGACGGTATGCTTCGGCTGCTTTGCTGTTCTTGATTGATAAAACATCTACGGTTCTATCAGAACCACGGATCGATAGTTGCAAAAGCGCAGCTCTAGCAGCATCCATTGAAGCAGCACGGATATTTTCATTATTCTTAGTTAGAAAGTATTCATAATCTGCATCGCTAAGTAAAGGGAATACAGTATCGGTGTCACCGATTTCTCGTCTAACGGATAAAATCATCTCGGGTGTAACGGCCATATTTATCCTTTCAATTTGTTTGTACGTTCCTTTAGGAAGGATACCTTTGGTTATATTGGGTTATAACGTAAGATATCCTTCGTGAAGGAGGGTTAGTAGCCTCTAATAAATCGGTAATTATATTTCTCTAGATTACCTAAAACTCTTTCTCGTTTTCGTTCTAGAAAGATACTACCTTTACTCCAAAGAGCTTTCATAATTTTGAGAGCGTCTAGACCTGTATAACCGATAAGTCTAAAATTAGGGTCACCGTAGTCTCTTGTCTTTAACTCCCTATCATTCACAACACCACAATGCTTAACCACGTATGTTTTAAATCCATTAAGCAATTCTTCACTACCAATTAGAGATAACTCAGGATGTCTATTCATATAGTTAGAAATGTAACCGTCCCCTTCTAAAGCAGCTCTCCAGAAAACAGAAGCATATTCTCCATCTAACCAATCAAACTTTGGAAGTTTCTCTTTACAGCTTTTTCTTGGAGTAAGACCTTGTTCTCTTAATCGCGAAGCAATACTACTGTCCATTAATGCAAGCGAGGCGCACGAAACGTATTTGTTAGATTGCTTATGGAAATAAGTTGACTCTCTTACCTTTACACTTTCACCAAGATATTCTGCAAGTTTATAAACAGTTTCAGAGTCACTTCCTTTTAATCCTATACTCACAGTCCCATTATCTTGAATACATCCATCTGTTAGAAGCCAACCGTACCAATAAACCGCCTCTTCTGTATTAAAATCAGCAAACGCATTTGAATTAATAGGTCTTTTGGCTCTATACGAGCCTCTTGGAGTTCTCTTTTCAACTTCATACTTATCTAGAATCTTTGGAACTCTTGCATCGTTAATCCCTAAAATTGCGCTAATATCTAGATATGTTTTACCTTCATTATGTAGAGTGATAACTTTGTTTTCTAAGTCTAAGTCCTCTTCTAAGAATTTACCATTTCGTACTTTAATTTCAAGTTTATCTAAGTGGTATTTTACACTAGTTGGATTCAATCCTAATTCGATTGACAATTCACGGGTATGTTTACCTTCTGCAATAAGTCTTTTAATCTCGTCTGTGTAATCATCAAGGTTTACTTTCTTATGAAATCTTTGAATATTATGACGATCCATATAAAGACTAACAGATGTTGTAGCTAAACCTAATTCCCTACAAAGTTCAGGTAGTGTATGTGTTGTAGCTAGGCTTACAATTTTGTCATGATAATCAGCAATGCGTTTTCTTTTATTCATTTATCCTCCTACTAAGAAGTATATGGAGTCCCTATCCATGAGTAGGCATGGAACAGCTTGCAGGCTGCCTTCGGAACATTGGTAGATAACTGCAATTATCTCTGCAAGATTTTCTATTTTACCTTAGATTATTTGTAAGTCAATAGTCTAAGGTAAAACCCCTCGTGAGAGGGGTTTGATACTTCAATTACTTCTTATGCTGCTGTAGTAAGTTTCACTACGCACTGAGGGCGCCTCACCAGATTCAAAAAGTTAGATTCAGATTGAATAGTGATTTCAGTGTCGGTAGGATTGCGGAAAGCCCAAACATAAGCTGGCTCACCTAGAGTTTGAACGTGAGAGAAGCGGTTTGCCGGTCCGAAAAATGTTTTGAAGGTCTCGGTAGTACCTTGGGGCAGCATGTACGCTTCATTAGCAGGGATCAGACGCTGACCGTTGTAACTACCGCGATAATCAATATATTCAACAGAACCATGAATAAACCGGCGATAAATACCAGTACCTAGACGTTGACGAAGAGGTTCTTGAGTGCTAGAGTAATACTTGTAGGCTTCCTTAACAGAGGCGTGATCGATAAGTTTAGCAAAGAACTCAGGAGAACATAGTACAATGATGTTACTTACAGACTCACCGGACATAATATTGTCTTGAATATGAGCAATACCTTCTTCAGACTTACCTAAGATGTTGGTAGTAGCAGTACCTAGAACGAAGTCAATTTCCTTACGAGTAACACCAAATTCAGTATAGAAGTTACCGGAAATAGTACCATTAGGAGCATATACAGTACCTTGAGTAATAGCCTGAGCGCGGGCAAATTCAAGGGTAACAGCATGATTACGACGAATACGTTCAAGCTTACGAGCGATAACAGCAGCTTCAGTTTCGGCAGCTTCAGAAGTACCGTAAGCACGGACACCTTGAATATCTTCCGGCTTAATGGAGTCATCAAGCGGGAAATGGCCCAAGGGCATTGCGCGTAGAACACGATTCTCGTCACGACTAACGTTATTGCGATCACCACGAACACGGTCAGTGATTAGACCTAGAGTACCTGTAGTACTTTCAATTGTAACGGTATTTTGAGAAATAGATTCTGGAGAGAAAATACCTAGCTCATTGATAAGACCCCAAGTATTCGGAATAAGCAGTAGGTCTTGAGTAAGGTCTGTTAGTTGAAACCCATTAGTAAAACTGCGTGCAATAGTCATATTTATATTTCCTTATAATTATTATATTTAAACTTTAAATAGTTTCGTTAACTAGAACGCCCTTAGCCTCAAGCGCAGCATAAACAGCAGCCTTTTTAGCATCAGTGTCATAGGTAGCATCAAGAACAAGAGCAGCCTTGGATACAATAGCAGGACCACGAACTAGAACTAGAACCTTGGTATCAGTGGTTGCAGGAACAGTGTAATCACCCACAACGATAGCATCGGCAACCTTAGAACCATCTACAGCAGTTTCAACAGCAATCTTATACTTACCAGAAGCAGTAACCTTACCTAGAACAGTACCAACTGCGTAAGTTTTAGCGGCAGCTTCATTAACAGTTACAACAGCGCGGGTATAACCTTGTTCGGGCCAGAGTTCCCGCTTTACAAGGTGACTTAGACGATAGGTGTCAACTCCAATAGTAGCCATTTATATTTCTCCTTTAAATTAATTAGTTTTAATGCGGGCCTTGACAGCCTTAGTTACAAGCGACTCGGTAACAACTTCCGATTCATCCGAAGCAGCACCAGTTTCATTGAACAGACTAGAATTCTTAGTCACATCTGCAAGAGCCTTAACAACAGAAGTAAATACCTCATCAGAAGAATCCTTACAACCAGCAAAGATTACGCTAGCCTTAGCTTCATCACCAATAGCCTTAGTTAGCTCTTCCAGGCGAGCCTTCTGAATAGCTTCCTTCTTTTCATCTTCAAATTGCTTGATAGTTTCTAGAGCCTTGTTTAGTTCAACTTGCTTTTCATCAAGAGCCTTTTGTACTTCTACAAGGGACTTCTGAAGATCAACAAACTTGGACTTTTCGATAGTCTCAATCTGTTCACTCATGTCTTTATTTTCCTTATTAAGTTGTTTATCTTTATTATTTTCATAAACTGAAAATGCTTTTTCTACTAGCTCTTGATCTTGAATAAGCTGTAGGTATTCTTCTTCAGATAGCTCTCCTAGAACAGATTCAATATCGTTAGAATCCTTTAGTTTCTTCATTACAGAGATAGACTGAAGTTTGTAATTAACGTAATCTTCAAGTTTTTTATCACCTAGTTCTACATCCCAAGGATTAGGAACTTTAGGAGGTTCATTCATTTCAACTAAATCTTCCTGAACTTCTAGAGCATATTGATCCATACCTTCGGTAACGAAACCTAGAGAACGTGCTAGAAGTTCTTGATTACCCTTGTCCCAAATACCAAAGAACTTATCTAGGTATTCGTTAATAGAAAGGGTTACAGTGACTTGAGAGGCTTTCTTAATGAACTCTTCAGAGAGCTGACGATTAGACTTGGTTAGTAGTGTTTGGTATCTATTTGCACTACCACCAACAATAGGACCGACTAGACTTACCGTTGCATATTCACCAGAAAAATCAAACTTAGTGATCTTCCTTGTAGCTTTTTGTTTTGTAGCCATAATACTCCTTTATTTAATAATTAAAGGTCTTCTACCGTACCTTTGCATTGCACAGAGACTCCGTTGAACGCACCTGACTTAATTCCGGCCCAGATCCAATCGGAGCACCTCAATGTCATCAGCCAAGTTCCAGCTTTGATAATCTTATTTTCTATGGACATATCAGCCGGTAAAATGTATGACTCTAAAAATTCATAACCATCTGTATCTACTGCATGATGTAGATTAGCTTTACGAAGGTGCATATTCTTATTAAATTGATAGCAGGCATCTGCAATAGTCTCTGCATCATAAGTATCTGCATGAAGGTCAGTAGTTAGATCAGGGTCTTGAGGCTCTAGTACAATAAACGTAGCAATCTGCTTTTCTTCGTTTAAAGACTTTTGAATTACTTTGGATTTCTTGAATGCTTTTTCAGCGTTAGCCATTGCAGCTAGTGAAGCACGTCTTGCTTTTTGTTCACTTCCAGAACGCTTGAATTCTTCATTGAAGTTTTCGACAGCTACTTTCTGAATAGCTTTAGATTTCTTATTAGACCATTGAGGTGGGTCTGATATAGAATACGGCATAAATAACTCCTATACATCTATTATATTATATCTAATAAAATTTGTCAATACTTCTTCTAATAACCTAGAGAATGCAGCATGATACTTAGTAAAATCCGTATGCGTTTAAACTGTCTTATTTTCGCTGTCGGATTATGGCTAAACAATAGAATGAAGTCTTCTTTATTTGTAACAAGGTCAGTAGGTCTAAAAGGTTTAATTCCGCATTTTGGACACATTACTTACAAGAATAAATTTATAATTATTGAAGACTATATTCCTAGGAAGCGAAAGACAGGTATTGTAGATAAGGGTGACTCATTTGTTCTATTTGATGGAATGTATAGAGCTAGAGTCTATGAATTAAAAGCAGTATCTACTTCGGATACTTTATTTGCAGTTAGAAAAGAAGTTTTATTCAAGTATAAAGGAGAAATTAGTGACAGACATTAAAAAGATGGAATTTAGTGACGAGACAGGTCAGGTCGATATTGAGAAGGCGGACGGTACTGTTGTCAAATATAACATGGCAGATGTGGTTACGGCTTCAACCAACTCGTCAGGGGGGATCGAACTCTTCGCGGGCGGGGAGCCTGTTTACCTGACCGACACATCCCAGCAAAACGCCAAATTTATCTCCAATGTCACAGAGGCTCCGCTCGGGATCGTAGCCTTAGCCGGTGAGTCAATCAGTATGATTGTCGTGAGTGCCACGCTCACTGGGGCTGTGGTCGTCAAAGATGGCGGCTTGACCGCGCTGACCCTACCTATCGGCACTCCGCCTGGTGGATACACCACGCTGAGCCTGCCGTCTGGAGGCTCGACGACCGGCGGGGATGCGATCGTCGGCACCCGCCGCGCGGCCTTTACGGATCGGCCGGTCTACGAGACGGGCAAGAAATACGTTTTCCGCGCGCCG